CTGTGATTGACGCTGAAATACAAGCTAATCAAGCTGCTTGGGATGCTTTACCTGATGAAGACAAAGCACCAGCTATACCACAAAATACCAGACCAGTTGATGTAATATTGCCATAAGGAATTTTTAAATGGCAACTTACGAAGAAATATACGGTAAGAGAGTAGAAGTACTAGACGCTGACCCTACGCTGACTTCAGCGAATGAGGGACAGGTGTGGTATAACTCTACCGCAGGTACGCTTAAAACTCTTGTGGCCGTAGAAGCATGGGTAGCTAGTTCACCGATGAGTACTCCACCAAGAATTTTTAGTGGAGGAGATGGACCTCCAACTGCTGGATGGGCCGCAGGAGGGGGGTCTGCCAATCCGAACGATATAGCAAACACAGAAGAGTTTAATGGATCGGGATGGGCTGCAGGTGGGTCTTTACCAGATGCTCGTTATGGATTAGCAGGAGTTGGACCACAAACAGCAGCTTTAATGTTTGGTGGAAATACTGGAGGAGGTATAAGTGCAGCATCTTTAGAATATGATGGTTCATCATGGGCAAATCCTGCATCAATGCCCCAAGGAAGACAATATATTAATAGAGCTGGAACTCAAACAGCAGCTTTAGCTTTTGGTGGTTCCAATCCTGGACCAACTTCTGTTACAACAACATCTGCATATGATGGTAGTTCATGGACAGCAGGAGGAGGTTTACCAGTTGGAAGTGAATATGCAGGAGGAACAGGAACACAAACCGCAGCTTTATCGGCTGGAGGTTATTTTCAACCAGGCGGCACAGCAGAGCCAACAGCTACTCTTTATTATGATGGTAGTTCATGGTCAGCTCAATCTGGGGCGTTGCCCGCAGGAAGATGGAATACACAAGCATTCGGAACTCAAACAGATGCTAGAATTGTTGCTGGACAACCTACGCCTAATCAAACAACTTCATTACTATGGGATGGTACTTCATGGACCACATCAGCTAGTTTAGCTACAGCAAGAAATGGGGCAACAGCTGTGGGATTAAATGGAGGACCTACTGCAACCGGATGGGTAGCAGGTGGATCAGGTACCTTAGTAACAGAAGAATTTAACAAATCAATTAATACATTTACAGCCGGAGGATGGGCTAGTGGTGGAGTCTTGCCAGCTGCATGGTATGGGGTAGGATCAAGTACAAATGGAACTCAAGATGCAGCAATAGTTTTTGCTGGAAATAATCCGGGTGCTTATACAGGTAATACATCTTCATTTGAATATGATGGAAGTAGTTGGTCAGCTAACCCTTCTATGGGTACAGCTAGAGCATATTTATGTGGTTTTGGAACTTCAACAGCTGCAGTCGGAGCTGGAGGATTAACTCCCCCAGGAGCAACAGCGGTTGGAAATGTAGAAGAATATACAACTTCATGGACAGCAGGAAATACAATACCTCAAGCAGGTTGGAACCAAGGAGCATGCGGAACTTTAACAGCAGGCATAGTTGCATTTGGAACAAATCCAGGTTATCCGGGTCAATATGATAAAGCTTTTGAATATGATGGAACTAATTGGACAGCTATAACAGATGCTCCAACTGATACAAATGATTCTAAAGGAATGGGTACACAAACTTCTGCATTATTTGCAGGAGGTGGACCACCTAGTCCAGAAGCAAAACAATCTTATGAATGGAATGGATCTTCATGGGCAACTGGTGGAACTTTAGCAGTGGACCACAAAGCAGGTGCAACACTAGGTTCATCTAAAGATGCAGGAATAGTTGCAGGTGGACACACTTCTCCACAAACAGCTGTCGAAGGTTATGATGGCACAGCTTGGTCAAGTAGACCATCTATGGCAACTAGTAGAGGACGAGCGGGTATGTCAGGAACTGAAGCTTCTGGTGTTGTAGCTGGTGGAAACCCTAGTGCAACTACTGCTACTGAAGAATGGACAGGTGAAACATCAACAGCTACAGCTAAGACATTGACAACGAGTTAAAAATAGTTATATTAGAAAGTATATATGAAAGGAGCAATATGACAGAAAAACGTAATATACATGCATTAATAGAAAAAGAAGCACCCAGTTTAAATAATTTATTAGATCCAGGAGATGTTAAAGAGTTTAAAGCTATGACAGCTGAACTTAGAGACACATGGACTAAGAAACAAGTATTTAGAACTGAAACAGAAATGAGAATGTCTGTTTTACAGGATGCTAAATATCCAACTAAGGCTTCTAAATACTGGCAGTGTGTTAGAGAACAAAATGTATTCTTAGAAAACTTAATGAGTTTGTCTTTTGATTGTAGACGTAATGAAGTTAAATTAAAAAGACTAGAACAAAAACTTGAAAAAGAAGAAGACCCAATAAAAAGAGAACTTTATCAAATAGACATAGATGAAAAAAGATATGGTTTAGCTAATATGCAATTAGTTGCTAGAGATAGAATGAGAGAAATTAAACTATGGTCTGCATTAAAAAAAGAATTTAATGATGGTTCGTTTGATGACAAAGATGTTAACAGACATCAATTAGAATCTTACCATCAAATCATGAAAAATAAAGCAGAGACATTAACATCAGGTTCATCACAACCTGAAGTATTTAATGTACTAGGTCAATTAAAAACTATAGAAAGAGTTAAAAAATCAGGTGAAATGATTTATAACAAGAAAGAACAAATATCTCATGACCTCGGAGCCAAAGAAAAATAAAAAACTTTTCTTTTTAATAGGGATGCCAAGGTCAGGAAATACCTTGTTTGCATCTATAATGAATCAAAACCCAGAACTAGTAGTAACAGCTAACTCTATTACATTAGAGGTAATGAAAGATTTATACTTGTTAAAAGAAACAGATGTGTTTCAAAACTACCCGGACCATAAATCTTTAAACAATATATTAGATATTGTTTATGATTTATATTATAAAGACTGGCCTCAACGCATAATCATTGATCGCGGACCTGTAATGGCTAGTGGCAATCCAGGAAACTTTGAATTAATGAAAGTACATTATAAACGTCCTTTTAAATGTATTGTTTTACTTAGAAATTTAATGAATGTGTTAGCAAGTTATATGAAATGGTACACGGAAAACCCTGATGCATTTCCTAATAGATATAATTTAAAAAATGATGAAGAAAAATTAAATAAGATTATGAATAAAGATGGAGCTGTTGTTAAAGAATTAAGTGCTATTCAAAACGCTTTTAAACATCCTGATATATGTCATTTTGTAAAGTATAACGATATAGTTACAAATCCCGAACAAGAGTTTAAAAAAATATATAAGTTTTTAGACGAACCATATTTTAATCATAGATTTATTGATCTAGATCAAATTAATATTAATGGTTTATCTTATAGTGATAATGTGGTAGGAAGAAATATGCATACAGTAAAGAAAGAAAAAATAGAAAAAATTTATAACCCTTACATAGAAAAAATACCACAACGTATTAAAGAAAAATATGGACACATCAGATTTTAAATTTATATTTTTAGGTCAGTCAGTATTAAGGTATCAAGTACCACTTGATGTATACAATATTATTAATCATATCTATGAAACAAAATATCCTGAACTCAAACCTGCTAATAAACAATTAGTTGGTAAGATAGAAAAAGAACATAGTTTATTTTATAATGGAGAAGATAATTCTAAAATGACTAGACATAATCATTTGCCACAAGATGTATTGCAATGGTTTGAATTAAAGTTTAGGCATTATTTAAATTGGAATAACATTAAAGGTTACGATATGCATTTAAATTCTATTTGGGTTAATACTATGTTTGAACATGAATATAATCCAGTGCACGTGCACCAAGGATCATTGTTTACAGGGCTATCTAGTGTTATGATTTTAAAATTACCTCAAAGTTTTGGTGTAGAATATTCATCACCAGACGCACCACAAAATGGTAGACTACAAATACTAGGATCGTCTTGTGGTCAATTTTCAAATATAGATTATCAACCAAAAATTAAAGAAAGAGATTTTTATATTTTTCCTTATGATATGAGACATTGCGTATATCCTTTTAATGGACCAGGATGGAGAAGAACACTGGCAGCAAATATGGATGTACAGTATGACCCAATTAAAAACAGAGGAGTAGACTAATGTACGACAATATACATATATCAGAACCCAAATGGAAAAGTTGGATAGTTCAAACTACAACACCATTATTTACACCGGATCAGTGTAGACAAATTATTGAATGTGGTAGAAGACAAAAACCACAAACTGCACAGGTTGGTATGGGTAAACCAGGTGGTGGAACAGATACTAAAAAAAGAGTTACTACAATTAGTTGGATTCCATTTAAAGAAATGGGACATATGTATCAAGACTTAAATAAATTTATACAAAAAGCAAATGAAAATCATTTTGGCTTTGGCGATATTCGAATAACAGAGAACGCACAGTTTACAGAATATCCAGAAGGAGGTTTCTATGATTGGCATATGGATTGTGATGTAAACATGAGCCATGAACCACCAGTTAGAAAAATATCAATGACTTTGTTATTAAACGATCCATCAGAATTTGAAGGTGGAGATTTAGAATTAATGGCACCAGGTAAGTTTGCAGAACTTAAACAAGGTCATGCAATTATATTTGCATCATTTTTAAACCATAGAGTAAATAAAGTTAGACGAGGGGTTAGACAATCTCTTGTTGTCTGGTTTGGAGGTAAACCTTTTAGATGATTAAAGAAGGCTTTTTTCCAACACTTATATACGCTGAAGATTTTAAATTAGACACAACTCAATTGGCACAAAATATCATACAATGGTCTAAGGAAGATAAAGGAGTTAAAAAAACAAATGTAAATGGGTGGCATAGTGAAACCAACATGCATGAAAAATCTGAATATAAACCTTTAGTTGATGAATTATTTAAAATGGTACATCAAGTATTTAACGAAGAATTTTTAGAAAGAGAACCTAGACTAGGAAACATGTGGGCTAATATAAATTCACCTGGTGGATATAATAAACCACACGTACATCCTAATGCTTTATTTAGTGGAGTGTATTATATAAAAACACCCCCTAACTGTGGTCGTTTAATATGTCAAGACCCTAGACCAGGTATTCAAACTTGTATGCCCACTAGAAAAAAAATAGAAATTCCTAAATATTTATGGAGAGACGTACATCTACAACCTCAGGAAAATAGAGCTATAATATTTCCAGCATGGCTTTGGCATCAAGTTGAACCTAATCAATCAAATGATATAAGAATATCAGTAAGTTTTAATTTTATACAAGATGGCTTTCAATAAATATCACGTAATCAAAGGTGCACTTAGCTATGAGCTCGCTAACTTTGTCTTTAACTATTTTCTCTTAAAAAGAGATGCCGTTAAATTTATGTATGAAAATAATTTAACATGGGATAATGGTATGCTTGGTACATGGACCGATAAACAAATTCCTAACACATACTCTCATTATTCAGATCACGTAATGGAGACGTTATTAGTAAAGATGCTTCCAGTCATGGCTAAAGAAACAGGGTTACAGTTAATCCCTACCTATTCATACGCTAGATTATATAAAAATGGAGATATTTTAAGACGCCATAAAGACAGACCTTCTTGTGAAATATCTACTACACTTAATTTAGGAGGAGATCCCTGGCCTATATTTATTGATGGCACAGGGGCTGATACAGTTATAGATGAATTTAAACAAATACATAAACCTAACGCTCCCAAAGGCACTAAAGTCTTACTTGAAGTCGGCGATATGCTGGTATATAGTGGATGTGAATTAGAGCATTGGAGAGAACCGTTTGAAGGTAATACTTGCGGCCAAGTATTTCTTCATTATAACCATGTAAATGGTCCTTTTGCTGAAAAAAACAGGTTCGACAAAAGGCCGATGTTAGGACTTCCGCCGATAACGAAGTCATAATATTATGGAGTTATATGTTACAAAAATTAGGTTTTTTACCAGGATTCAACAAACAGGTTACAGAAACCGGGGCTGAAGGCCAGTGGTTTGATGGTGACAATGTTCGTTTTAGATACGGTACCCCCGAAAAAATAGGTGGTTGGACTCAACTAGGTGATGATAAATTAACTGGTGCAGCTAGAGCTATTCATCACTGGGACGATAACGCTGGTATTAAATACGCAGCTGTAGGAACCAATAGAATTTTATATGTTTATTCAGGTGGGGTTTTTTATGACATCCATCCAATTAGAACTACTTTAACCGGCGCAAAATTTTCAAGTACATCTTCATCAACAAGTGTTACAGTAACATGCACCGGATCTCATGGTCTAGCTGACAATGATATTGTTATGTTTGATAGTGTGACAGGAGTACCTGCTGGATCAACTTATAGTAATGCTACTTTTGAAGACCAAAAATTTATGGTGACTTCTGTCCCTACTACCACAACCTTTACAATTACAATGGCGACTCAGGAAACAGGAACGCCTTTAACTACAAGTGATGGAAATAGCACTTCTGTATTATGTTATTATACAGTAGGGCCTTCTCAACAATTAGGTGGTTATGGTTTTGGAACAGGATTATTTGGTGGTACAGCTTTAGGACCAGCAACTACAACACTAGCTTCTGGTATTAATGACGCTGTAACTGATATTCCTTTAACCAACTCTGCTGCTTTTCCTTCTACTGGGGAGATTAGAATTGGATCAGAAGATATAAGTTTTACAGCCAATAACACAACAACTAATATTTTAAGTGGTGGTGCAAGAGAAGTTAATGGTACAACAAAAGCATCACATAGTGGAGGAGACACAGTAACAAACATATCAGACTATGTTGCATGGGGTGAAGCATCTTCGGCTGACTTTACAATTGATCCAGGTCTTTGGATTTTTGATAACTATGGAACAAAATTAATAGCACTTATTTATAATGGGAAATGTTTTGAATGGGATGCAGCGGCAGCAGGTGCTGTTTCTACAAGAGCAACTGTATTAGCTAATGCTCCTACTAAATCTAGGCATGTATTAGTATCTACTCCCGATAGACACTTAGTGTTCTTTGGAACAGAAACTACAATTGGGTCTGAGACTACACAAGATGATATGTATATCAGGTTTTCTTCTCAAGAGAGTATTAATGAATCAGATTCATACACAGTTAAAGCAAACAATACGGCAGGCACACAAAGACTTGCAGATGGTTCTATGATTATGGGGGCTATCAAAGGTAGGGATGCGATCTATGTGTGGACTGATACTGCGTTGTTTCTGATGAAGTTTGTTGGTCAACCCTTTACCTTCTCGTTTGAACAAGTAGGTACTAACTGTGGATTATTAGGAAAGAATGCTAATATTGAGGTGGATGGTACAGCTTACTGGATGTCTGAAAACGGATTCTTTGCTTACGACGGTCAGTTAAAATCATTACCTTGTTTGGTAGAGGACCATGTTTATGACGACTTAAATTCTACTTCTAGAGATCTTGTGAACTGTGGATTAAATAATCTATTTGGGGAGATAAGCTGGTTTTATTGTACTGCTGCTTCTGATGCAGTCAACAGGGTTGTAACCTATAATTATTTAGATTCAACAGTTAAAAGACCTATATGGACTACTGGTACTTTACCTAGAGCAGCGTGGCAGGATTCTTCAGTTTTTGATAGGCCACATGCTACTTACTATAATCCTTCCGATGATGCCTCATTCGATGTTACTGGTAATACGGACGGAAGTACTATATACTATAAGCAGGAAACAGGGACCGATCAAATTAATGCAGGCGGTGCAGTGACTGCTGTAATAGGCACCATTACTTCTGGTGATTTTGACATTACTCAAAAGGCAGCTAGAGGGGGTGGACAAATTGTAGGAATGCCCGACCTTAGAGGAGACGGAGAATTTATAATGAGAATTAGCAGATTTATACCTGACTTTATTTCACAAACTGGAAACACTCAAGTTAGTTTTACAACTAGAAACTATCCAAATAGTTCTGGTACTACTACAAATTATTCAACTTCTAATACAACAACAAAAATAGATACAAGACTAAGAGCAAGATCAATTGCTTTAAAAGTTGCTAACACTACTTCCTCTGAAGATTGGAAGTTAGGTACATTTAGATTAGATATACATCCAGGAGGAAGAAGATAATGGCTACTTTTTATACTGGGGTTGATCAACAAAGATATGATGCAGGCGAAAAGTTTTTGCCTATGAATAGATTTCTTTTAAACTATACACCATATACGCCATCTACATCGAATACGGGAGGAATTACTCAAGCTGGTGTACCTCAGCCTTACAGAGGCTACCCTAGCTATGAAGCATGGTTGGCGGCCCAAGGTGGGGGAGGAGACGGACCAGGACAAGTTCCTTTAGGTCTAACCTATGATCCTAATGCTGTTGCAAACACTCAGGCAGCTTCGGTTAATAATTTACTACAAGCGAGAGGTGCTCCAATACACATAAAAGGATATGAGCATCCTTCTGTTTATAAACAAGGGGTATTTCCCTTGGGTACAGAGAACGTAGATATAGGAACTTTAACTAAATTATATAGCACTAATAAATATCCAACTAAAACATTTGATTATGAAGTTCCCGGAACATCCGGCATTTCTGAAGCAAAATTTCCGCCTGGTATAATGGAAATAGCTAATTACGATGAAGTCTTTGGTGACAAAACTGTTGTCGATTCGGTCACGGGTAAGACACATACGTTGCCCGCACCAGAAAGATTTTCATTTCCTGAAGATGAAGACAAGGAAAGTTGGTATAGTAGTTTGTTTAGCAGAACACCAAGAGTACAAGGCACGCTTGGGACTAGATCAAAGGCACAATATGAAAGGGTAAAAGGGCTACCATTTTTCTTGGGCCAACTGGCTACTTCAACCAGTGCATTTAATCCTAAATCTAGAAACTATAATCCAAGGTGGGAACAGCAATTAAATTATTTAGAAGGTCTGGATGGTCATATAGGCATAGACCCAGCAAGTGGTTTACGTAAATATGGACCGGAGAGTGTATTAGCAGGTAAGAATGTATTTTCTTTATTTGGATCAAATGATTATGAAGAAGCTTTACAGTCATACATTGACAAACACACGGCAAAATTAGCAACAATAGATAGAGTCAAGAATAAAAAATTATGGGAACGTATAAACAAAAACATTATTAAAGGTAAAAAAGAATTAGGTGAATATGATGAGGGGACGGATTTTAAAGGTACTCGTACTGATAAAGCTAAAGTAACAGACATTCTTACAGGTCAAGCAAAAGGTGGTGGTGCTGACGTATGGCAAGAAACTTTTAGTGGAGGAGCTGCAGGAGGAGAATTTGATACTACTTCATCTAATGCTGGAACTTCAGAAGGTTGGAGTGATGCTGATTGGGGTTCAGGTACGGATGAGTATGGATCATTAGCTAAAGGTGGAAGAGTAGGTTTAAGATATGGAGGGCTCCTAAGTATATTATAATGGCAAAGATCGTACAATCATTAACAAGAGCTGAAGAAGAATATAGCAGAGCTAATCTACAATCATTGGTCAGGGACCTTGATGGTGTAATAACAAAATTAAACTCTTCATTTCAGGATGAAGTTAAACAAGAGATAGAAGCTAAAAGTTTCTTTCTAGATTCATAATGGCAGTAGTAAACGAATATAAATTTTATGGTAAAACTGTAACAGCGGCTGAAAGTAATAACTTATTAGAGCCAGGAGATAACGAAACTATTATTGTTAAGTCTCTTCATGTTACTAATAAATCAGGATCTAATACTCCTACAATAACCATTACTAATAATGCTTTTGAAGTAATACATACTCAAACATTAGCGACAGCAGCTAGTGTAGAAATACTAACAAATCCAATGATAGTAGAAGGAGGCAAGGTATTAGCCGCTACTACAGCAGGAACTGTAAGTGATGGGGTAGTTATTACTATCAGTTATTTAAACATTAAGAAGGAGAAAACTGACTAATGGAAATAAAGAATGCAACAGTTGAATTAACCTATAGACACAAGGAAACTGGCGAGCTTTTTCAGGAAAGAAAAGACTGGGAAACTAAGGGTTATAAGAATGAGGACATGGCACAAGATGTAAAAGTCATCATGCCACCTCTTGATTTAATGAGTAAAACGTAATAAACTAGGAGATTAAGGTAAAAATATGGCAATTTCAAGAATGCAAGAACCCCAACAAATACAACGTGGCTTAGGAAGCTTAGATGTCCCTAGACAAAACTATGGATTAGGTAAGCTAGTTAAGAAAGCTGTTCGTGGTGTTAAGAAAATTGTTA